AGATCACTTGCACATGTTGGTAAGTGCAGTACATGAAGGTGATGAGAGACGAGCTATTGATACTATTATGACTAGACTTAGAAGTTTAGTTGAAGAGACTGGTGCAGGGATTATCCTTGTGTCTCATCTCAGACGTGTCGATGGTAATAAAGGACATGAGAATGGAATTGAAGTAAGTCTCTCTCATCTACGTGGCTCCAATAGTATTGGACAACTATCAGATTGTGTTATTGCATTAGAACGTAATCAACAATCAGATGACCCAGATGAAGCTAGGACTACAAGACTACGTGTTCTTAAATCAAGATACACAGGTGATGTTGGTATGGCAGCTAGAGTTATCTATGATGCAGAGACTGGTCGACTATCAGAATTAACTGATGCAGATATTGAGTTTGACAACTCAGGTGAAGAGGTATTTTAATGGATTTAGTATTTGATATAGAAACTGATGATATCCATGCTACTAAAGTATGGTGTATCGTTGCCCAGAATCCTGACTCCGGTGAGATATTTAAGTTCCCACCTAACAAGTTAGAAGAAGGGTATCAGTTTCTTACTACAGCAGACAGACTTATTGGTCACAACATTATTGGATTTGACATCCCAGTTGTAGAAAAGTTTGGAGGAGTAAATCTTAGTGATAAAGAACTCATTGATACCTTAGTTTTATCTAGACTATTTAATCCAACACGTGATGGTGGACATAGCCTTGAGACTTGGGGTTATAAGCTAGGCTATCCTAAGATTGAGTTTGAAGATTATCTTAATTACTCTACTGATATGTTAAACTATTGTGTACGGGATGTACAGTTAAACACTAGAGTACTACAGGAACTTCGAAAAGAATCAAAAGGTTTCTCACCTCAATCAATTGAGATTGAACAAGGTGTTGCTAAGATTATGAAACAGCAGGAGCAAGATGGTTTTGATTTTGATATGCAATCTGCTTTAAGTTTATTAGCAGAACTTAGAGAAAAGAAACAACTGATTGAGTCAGAGGTACATGAAACTTTTAAACCTAAATGGGTAGACACTAAACAGGTCACACCTTATATCAAGAAAGACGGTAATCTATCTAAGCGTGGACTAACAGATGATGAGTATCAACGTTGCTTAGACACTAACAACTTCAATCCCTTTATGAGACAAACTTTACAAGAGTTTAATCTTGGCAGTCGTAAACAGATTGGTGAATATCTTATTGACTTTGGTTGGAAGCCAGATAGATTTACACCTACTGGTCAGCCTATTGTAGATGAGAAAACATTATCTAAGATAACTCATATCCATGAAGCAAAACTTATAGCAGATTTTTTATTACTGCAAAAGCGTATAGCTCAAATTGATTCGTGGGTAGAAGCTGTCAAGGATGATGGTAGAATACATGGGTTTGTTATTCCTAATGGTACTATTACCGGAAGAATGACACACAGAAACCCTAATGTTGCACAGGTTCCATCGGTAAGTAGTCCGTATGGAAAAGAATGTCGAGCTTGTTGGACTGTACCAGAAGGTTATAGTCTTGTAGGTGTCGATGCAAGTGGATTAGAGCTACGTATGTTAGCACATTATATGGATGATAAGGAGTACATCAATGAAATTATTAACGGAGACATTCACACAGCTAACCAAACGTTTGCTGGACTTAAATCAAGAGATCAGGCTAAAACTTTCATCTATGCACTCGTTTACGGTGCCGGAGATGAAAAGATTGGAAGCATCATTAAAGGAAGCAGAGCAGACGGTAAGCAGTTGCGAGAACGCTTTCTTAGTAGTCTCCCAGCATACAGAACTCTTAAAGACAAAGTTGACAGAGCATCTGGAAAAACGTTCCTCAAAGGGTTAGATGGTAGAAAGTTATATATAAGAAACAAACACTCAGCTTTGAACACACTACTTCAAGGAGCAGGTGCTATCTTAATGAAGAAAGCTTTGTGTATTTTATCTGGTAGGCTTCATCTTAGTGGTACACCACATAAGTTTGTAGCTAACATTCACGATGAATGGCAGATAGAAGTTATGTCTTGTAGAGCAAACAAGGTAGGACAGATGGCTGTTGAATCTATAATAGAAGCAGGTGAACATTTTAATCTACGTTGTCCGATGGATGGTGAATTTAAAGTAGGAGGTAATTGGAGTGACACACACTAAACAACAAGAATTATTTCCAGACCATCACGATGAATTAATTTTTGAAGATGGGAAAATATGTATTAAATGTGAGCACAAATTACCACTTACATCTTTTAGTCCTGCTTCAGGTGGAAACTTTTTAAGACCCGAATGCAAGTCTTGTAATAATCATTTAAGTAAAGCAAGAAAATTATTAAAAGAGAAATATGGTATGCCACAAGACGATAATTATAAGTGTCCTATATGTTTAGGCACAGCAGATAAAGTAAATGGATTAGGAAATAAAAGAAACGGTTCTTGGGTTATAGATCACTGTCACGAAACAGAGTCGTTTCGAGGTTGGTTATGTCATACATGTAATAGATGTCTTGGAGGATTCAAAGACAACATACAAATTTTAGAACGAGCAATAGGATATTTAAAAAAACATGACAAAGAAATTAAAAACACTTGACACATTAGTCGAAGATATATATAATAAGATAGGTGTACTTGCTGATGGTGAGCACATTGATCTAGACCCAGAGACCATCGATCAGTTTGGTGAGTCTATGAAAGAGATACTTTACAAGTGGTCTCATCCTGAACCAAGAGGTGATGCAACCTTACGTATGTCTAACATAGGTAGGAAGTCACGACAGTTATGGTTTGATATGAAGTCAGAAGGTACTCCAGAAAGGATGCCACCTTCTTTATTCATTAAGTTTTTATATGGACATTTACTTGAAGAGATAGTTATATTTCTTATCAAGCTATCTGGACATACAGTTACTGATGAACAGAAAGAGATCAAGGTATCTGGAATCAAAGGACACATGGATTGTGTTATCGATGGAGAGGTTGTTGATATTAAGACAGCTTCCGGATTTGCTTTTAAAAAATTCAAGGATGGTACTCTAGCAGAGAACGATATGTTTGGTTATATGGCTCAACTTGCAGGGTATGAACAAGCACAGGGTACAGACAAAGGTGGATTCCTTGCTCTTAATAAAGAGTCAGGTGAGTTAGCTTTGTACAGACCTGATAACTTTGACAAGCCTAACATCAAGAAAAAGATTACAGATATTAAGAAGGCTGTGAAGTTAGCAACACCACCAGAACTATGTTACAGTCCTGTTCCAGATGGTAAGTCTGGTAATATGCAGCTACCTAGAGAGTGTGTATATTGCAGACATAAGTTTGAATGTCACAAAGATTCTAATGAGGGTAAAGGTTTAAGAGTATTTAAATATTCTAATGGTTTAAAATATTTAACTCAGACACCCAAGCCACCTAAAGTTATAGAGGTAACACAGATATGAGTGGAAGAAGATCAAAACAATTAAGACGTAAAGCAGAAGACTTACTCATAGAGTGGTTAAGAACTATGGTTCCAGATGGAGAAGATACATCTAAGATACACAGAAATAATCTGAATGAGTTCTTGCCAGAACAAACACATATCTTTGCTAACAATAGATTTCTTCTTAGTGCATATAGTTTACGATGGTTTTACAAACAGGTTAAACGGAATCCACAGCTAACGCTTGGAGACCTTAATGCCTAGAAGAGTACCTAGAAAACCTAGACCTAAAAAGATTAACGTACCTAAAGGGTATGACAGTCGATGGGAGTATGACATTCATTTAGGTATACTTCAAGACTGGAAACACCATTGGGATGTCATACAATATGTCGTTGAACATAAATACGAAGCTGACTTTGTTAGAGACATAGATGGTAAAACAATTTTATTGGAAGCTAAAGGTAGGTTTTGGGACCACGCTGAGTACAGTAAATATATTCATATTAGAAAAGCACTACCAAAGAATACTGAGTTAATATTTTTATTTCAAAAACCTTTCTCTCCTATGCCGGGAGCAAAGGTAAGGAAAGATGGGACAAAAAGAACACATGCTGAATGGGCTGAAACAAATAACTTTACATGGTATAGCGAAGAGACTTTACCGAAGGAATGGAAAAATGAGAAAGAGTAATTATAAATTTAATGAAGACAAACTATTACAAGAGCTTAAAGGATACATTGATGCTACATACAGTCAGCATTATGCATCCGATAAATATCAGGCTACCGATGTTATTATTGATTCGGGACAT